TTTGTAGTTTTTTTGTTAATTATCATGGTATTATAATTTTCTATATATTTGCTTTTCAAATGATAAGGCAAAGTAAGGCAATCTTTTGCAATAAATGGCAACATTTAGCAAATTAGTTTTGCACATATTTATGTTAATAAAAGAAAATGACAGGTAAAGAATTAAAACAAGTAGTTAGCGATTCAGGGATTAAACTCTCTGAAATACTAATTAAATCAGGCATAAAGCAACGAACGCTTTATAATCTGTATGATAAAGATGTTGTTGAAAAGCACTATTTAGTTAAATTAAATAAAGCTGGCTTAAATTTGCCAATAGTTGCCAAAACTGATAATAATCATACCGACATTAACATTGAAGTCCTTAATACATCATTAGCCCTTTTGAACCGTTTAGTGGACAATCTTGAACGAGAAAACAAATTCTACAATAGCATTCTTTCTAAAGAAATCAGTGAGGGCGCTTATCTTACTAAGGAAAAAGCGAAGAGGACTTAATATTTTTCGATTTAATGTAATATTTACAAGACTAAAGCGTTATATTATCTCATCAATAAATAATATATGAGAAAAACCGTACCAAAACATGTCCCGATTAACTGTAACACCTGCCCTTTATTAATAGCTGCCAAAAAGCTATTGGCTTATAATGAAAATGATAAAATAGTCACTAAATTAAAGCTATTTCAAATCAAAAATTATAATATGAACTAATGAATGAATACGATCTTCATCCGAAATTACGTCCATTGTATTGGTTAATTCAATACTTTTACAATAAATTTAAAACAAAGAAAAAATGAAATCTTTACTATTATGTTTGTTGTTACCAGTATTTATTAGCGCTCAATCAGTTAATAATACAGATTCTGTAAACATTTCAGATGAGTTAAATTTCATGAAGAAGTGCTATTCAGATCATTATAAAGAATTTTCTTTTGGTACAGTTATATTTTGTTTCGGAGCTGGACTTGGATTTTCAGCAACTATTATGGATGTCCCAAAAAACGAAAAGAAAACAATGTATATAGGGTCATCTATTTTAGGATTAGGAGGCGCTTTATTAATGATGCATTCAAATATCTATTTTAGAAGAGCTTCTTTAGGTTTAAACGGAAACGGAATTTCTGTAAAATACCGATTTAAATAAATTAACTTTCATTTTATATTTTAATATAAGCCACCCTAAAAAGTGGCTTTTTTTTGTTATATGAAAATTTAACATGTTTCTTTATTGTGTATTTTACACAACATAAAAAAATACTAAAAAATCAATCCTACTCCATAAACTCGATTAAAGTAAGATTAATACCTCCATTAACTCAGTTAATGTATTCAATTATTTACGGAAACCATAATAAAAGTATTCAGTAATCCTTAAAGAAGAGAAGAGTATACTATATAAAAGAAGAGTAAATAAAAGAAGATACAAAAATCAGTTTATTTTCAATTTGCAATCATTAACAGCAATTTGCAAACCTCCATTTTAAAACCAATTTTAAAACCATTGATTTTACTAACGGTTTAAGAACTTACATTATTAAGTGCTTATCATATGTTGTGTTTATTTGCAATGTGAAAACTTCCAAAGTAATTTTGTTTTCATGCCAAAGGAAACTGATTTCATGAATATAAATTTCTGTGTATTGCATCGTAAATCATGCCTTGACAGAAGTATTTACGATTGGATAACATCCGCACGTTATCACATTCCTAGCCTATCCGTAGCCGATTGCGCTAAGTCTTTCCTGACTTACCACAAAATTGATGAAGGTGAATTGAGTATTTACAAAATCGCTCAAACATTCAACCGCATTCAAAAAGAATTATTCGAAGAACTTAAATCGAAAGGGTAATGGCTAGTAAAAAAATACCTCAGAAAACTGACAGCGTTAAACCTGTGAGTAAAAAAGTAAAAAGTGATACTAAGATACCGAAAAATAAAAAAGTTGCTTTAAAACGAAGAAAAACCATAGGTGGCAAGAATGAACCAAAAGTCAACATGAAAAAGACTTCATTCTTAATTTCTTACAAAAAGAATCTCGGAAACGTTTCTAAATCATGCGAAGACGTTGGAATCAACAGAACAACTTTTTATGATTGGCAAGATGCTGATGAGGCTTTCAAAAAATCAATTCAAGAAATTAACGAGAGCGGAATTGATTTCGTGGAATCTAAATTATTTGAGTTGATTGATGGAGCACAATTTGAAGCTGTTTCTAATAACGGAAAAGTTGTGACGCTGAAACAAGCTCCGAATACTCAATCAGTTTTATTCTACTTAAAAACCAAAGGAAGGTCGAGAGGCTATGTTGAAAAACTAGAAGTTGATCATAACGTTTCAGGATTAGAGCATGTAACATTCATCATCAAAGGAAAAGATAAATAAATTATGAGTCAAGGATATAAACCAGATAGACACGTGACTGATTTGTTCCCCGATGCAACTTATTGCTTGGAAGGATTGGATGCTGGTAAATGGATTACTGAGCATTTTAAATTCTCTTTCAAGTATGCGTTTTACACGGAAGTAAAATCAGAAAGAACAGTATTTGTGAATGGTCGTGAATGGCGAAAAATATTAATTCAGTTGCATGAAAGTGTAACTCCTAAACAAAAAATTAAAGAAGAAGAGCTGGTAGTGTAGGATAGTGTTCGCTGGGCGCGTGGTTGCTTTAAAGACTGGTTTTTTTTGTGCACTGGCTGCAATTTGATACCCTTATTCTAGCCCAGAGGGGTGGTGGAACTCCACGAGGCTCTCTTCTGAAATTGAAACGATTATGAATACAAAAACAATGGTGGTTAAATACCACAAAGAGATTTCAGATTTAAGAGCACTAAGAAAGTACTCCACTGAAAAAAGAAAAATTGAAATTGATAAAGAAATTGTTGAACTAGAAAAACTAAAAGAAGATGTTAAAAAAAGTAGGTAAAATTATTAGTCAAGTGATTGAAGGCATGGCCGCAGTTTACTTCACGTTGTGTTTTATGATTGTAGTTGCTTTGTTTCCGATTAAGGCAATTGTGATGTTGGTTAAGTATTTATGGAATATGTTTTAATATTATGAAAGAGACACAACCACATAAGGCCGATGAGGTAGCCATCGTTAAGCAAGTTGAACAAAAGAAACAACGTGCACATATTGGAACTATTATTCCGCATGAAGGACATTCTGTGTATGAGTATAATCATACCACAAAGGAATTACAAAAAGCAACGTTCAAAGATGTTGCAGTAGATTTCTCTCAAAAGAAAAATCAGCCGTTGATTACTCGCAAAGTAATTGACGTAAAAGAAAACTGTTTTTATTTATCATCCCTAAACATAAAAAATGCCGTTAAGAAGATTCATAAACGCTTTAATGGCGCTTATGTTATTGCTATCAATGAATAGTAAAGCCGATAAACCAATGAAGGTTGTGGAGTTAGAGTTTTCTGACCCGCAACTCGAAATATTGGAATCAACTGCACAAATTAAATTGTTTCATGCTGGCGTTGGTAGTGGTAAAACTCACATCATCGGAGCTGACAATATTATTCTCGCCACTAAATATCCACACGTTCGCGGATTCATTGGAGCGAATACCTATTCACAGTTAAGTAAATCCACTCTTGTCGGAGTGTTCAAGTTTTGGGCATCCGTTGGAATTATCAGAGATGTCCACTATGTCGTTAACGTCATGCCTCCTCCAAATTACAAAATTTATGGTGAGCGATTAGAGCGTTACAACAATACAATCAGTTTTAAGAATGGTAAATTGATATTCCTGGCTTCATTAGAAAATTATCAGGCCATTGATGGGATTGAGATTGCACATGCTCACTTGGATGAAACGAAAGACACGCCAGAAGAAGCGGTAAAAGAAGTTATCCTTGCTCGTTTACGTCAAAAAGGAATGTGGCTCGATAAAAAAGGAAACATCACCACTATTGAAGCAGATGGTGTGATTGGTTACAATCCTTTAAGCATCTTTACATCACCAGCGAAAGTTGACTGGATTTCTGAATGGTTTAATTTCCCGAAATACTTTGAAGAGATTAATGCTACCATCTTTGATAAAGAAAGTTATTTCCGTAAACGTATTGGTGACAAGTTGGTAATCATCTCATCTACTTATCACAATGAACACAACTTACCGAAAGGATATATTGAAAGTAAATTGATAGAGCCAAATGCTCACAATCAACATTTGATTCACATGCTTGTTTATGGTTCGCCATTAGCGAAAGCAGGTAATGAGTATTACAATACATTCGACCGAATGAAACAAGTGAAGGATGTGGAGATGCCATCAAACGGTCCTATCCATATCGGGTTTGACTTTAACCGTGGGCCTTACATTACTTCTGGACTTTATAAAGTTTGGTTTAAAGAAGATGTAAACCGTTGGCACATTCATAAGTTCGATGAAGTCCTCTTGCCTCCTCCACATAACACGACTGAGCACTTAGCGAATAAGTTACTTGAATTATACGGCCATGAATTTACTCATGGTATTTACTATTATGGTGATTATTCAGGATTCAATAAACGCACCAACTCCGTAGAAGATGATTATGATATCATCAGAAGAGTATTAGCGAAATATATTCACAGTACTTCAGATAGAGTTATTGTAAACGACCGTGTTGTTAAGCGTAAAGAGTTTATGAATAAAGTTAACTACGGATCCTTACCGATCGACTTTACCATGTCTCCAAAGTGCGTGAAGTTAGTAGCCGATTTCGAGTTTGTAAAGGAAGGACCGGACGGTAAGAAATTAAAATCAAAAGATAAAGATGGGAATGAGAAATACGGACACACTTCTGATGAAACGGAATATGTATTCACAAGCCTATTTGAACAATATTATAACATTTAAAACCATAACAAAATGCCAATCAAGTTAGACAAAGCAAAGGAAATTCTAAGAAACACAATCACTAAGGATTTAAAACATCCTGACTATAAACGCGTATGTGATATCGCAAGTGAATACACGAAGTATGTCACAGGTGAAGATGTAGGAAGTCTATTAAAACAATTCAATCCTCGTGAATCTCTGGAACAGTTCAATCAACGTGTTGAATTAACTCAAGCCGTTACTTCTGATATGGCTAATCGCTTATTAACTCCGATGTTTAAAATTGGAAGAAGTAGAGCCGATGTGACGTTATCATGGAAGAGCGCTGACGGTATAGATAAGAAAAAAACATTATTGCTAGATGCTGCAGGTAATTTCTTCGGTGATGAATCCGTTGAAAGTTATTTGACAAACAGAATGGTGGAGTTGGATGCAACGGACCCGAATAGTTTTATCGTAGTTGAATTTGCTGGCACTTATGATCCTGCGAAACCTGAAGAAAAGGTTTTGCCGTATCCTTTTGAGGTGAATAGTAAAGAGGCTATCAATTACCAATACATCAACAATGAGTTGCAGTTCTTAGTAGTGGAGAATGAGTTCATCGCTTTAGATAAAGAAAAGAAACCGAAAGAATGTAGTAAATACACTATCTACGTTGACAATGATGCAATAGTTGCTCGTGAAATTCTTAAAGATAACCTTGAAGCTTTCAGAGCAGATAATTCTAATACTGAAATTTGGGAGATTAAAGAAGAAGGTGATAATGGCAAAGAAGAACACTATGCCATCACTTATGCGAATCATAAAGCTGGCCGTGTTCCTGCTAGACGTGTTGGAACTAAAAAAGATTTAACCACTCGTGGAAGAACATGCGTTCCAATCATTCACCCAGCTCACCCCTATTTTAAGAAATCAATTAAAACAGTTTCTGAATTTGATTTAACAAACTGCTTGCACACGTTTCCGCAAAAAATTCAATATGATGAAGTGTGTCCAGGTGATACACAAAACAATCAACCGTGTTCTCAAGGTAAAACACTGGAAGGTCATATTTGCGGAGTATGTAAAGGCTCTGGATTTAAAACACATACCTCGAGTGCTGACATTATGAGATTTAAAATGCCTAGAGATGTTAAGGATATGGTATCTCTTGAAAACACTATCGTATATAAAAGTCCACCAATAGATTTATTAGAATTTCAAAAGAAATATGCGCTTTATGAATTAACTGAACTAGCAACTAAGTCTGTTTATACTTCTGATTTATATCAAGCTAACACAGTAGCTGCAACTGCTACTGAAAAGACAATTGATTTAGATTCTGTTTATGATACCTTGAAACCTTTCGCTGATAGCTGGTCCGCAATGTGGAAACACATCATGTATACCATTGCAGCCTACAGAGACGTTGCTAAAGACGCTGACATCAATCATCAGTTCCCGAAAGACTTCAAAATGAAATCAGTAACGATGTTATTAGAAGATTTAACTAAAGC